ATTATTATTTTAATTACAAATCAAATTTGCGTAACGTGTTCGATTGCACGTTGCACATACTTGCGATCAGGGCTCGATTGTCCTGACTCACATGCTTTGATGCGTGAATATCATTCTAAGTTTATAATGGTCTTGTAACCCATTATTTTATTTATCTATGATTTATGCATTATTTATGAATCCACTACTAGCGTCTTTTACGCTAGTGAGTGAACACTTTATGAGTGGTGAACATACTCTTAGCTACAACCCACCGGTGTGCGCACACAATAAGGATAGCCTAGTAAGCGATTCCTCGGTCGAAGCGTAGTAACTCTGTTCCATGAAGTTAGTATCTCACTTTCGGACTACACTAGTAGGATAAACTGCGTAGCATCTGGCCGGGAAACCGGAAGAATGTGCCTTAACTGGCGCCTCTGGCATGTGTTCAGCTTTAACGTTCACAGTCACAACAGATGTCTAGATGTAAACCAAGTCCAGATCGGTGAACTTGGCGCTTAGCAAGCAAACTCTTCAATTCCGACCCCTATTTCAATTCAATTCAATTTATGAGCACAACCATTCATTTTCATTTACAGCTTTCATCATGTTCCTTGAAATCTTCGCCACCGCACTCTTTCTTGGGACACTCTATGCCTCTACAGCCTTGTCTTACCTCGGCATCGCCGCTGGGGTCACTCATCTTTGGATGAGACGCCGACGCTACTGGCGTAAAATCAAAGCGAAATGGACTTATCTTGGACAACTCTTCCGCACTGGAAGGGCGAGACTCCTGTCATCTGTTGGAGCCAAACGCTACGCTGACAACCCCATTGGGCAGTTCCTTGCGGACTATTCAAACCCATGGTACACTCAGGCTAGCATGGTCATTTCCACCATGTTGACAGCAGCCCTCGCCTTCCTAGCGTGGATCAACCTGAAACGGACAACCCCAGGCATGCTCAAGCACTCGGTTCGAGCTACTCTAGTCTCGGCCATTGTCGCAGCCTCCATCCAGATGGCAGACTTCATCGGAATGGCATCGGACGAAATGATCGATCCTGTGGTCGAGACTCTTATCGACAGAGCCCCGGACATATGGATGTATGACGCTCCTGGTACGGTTATACCGCACTCAGGATCTGAAGTGATCATCTCGTTCCTTTCCACACTGGTGGCAGCCATCTGTGCGGCCTGGAACAGCAAGAAGCCTCTCTCTTCCATCTTTGGACATATTATCCAGAACTGGTCTAAAACCCAGGCTGGTAGTAAGTCCTTGATTGAACAGCTCAAGGGTTTGTGGCGCTACATCAATCCCGACGCCCACACTCTTGACGTGCTCAATCGCTTCAAAGCGGACACGGATCAACTCGGACGTATTGTCATCTCAACCAATGGTGACTTTGTCAAACCTGGCTCGCAGCAAGACATCGCTGCAATAGTGAAACGCCACGATGACGAGTACATCAAGGTGCTGGACATGAAGGAGCAAGCCGTCATTCAGCTGGACAAGCGTTGGACAACATTCCACGCCCGCTGTGTGTCGCGCCAAACCGAATTGGCTGGCACTATCGCTTCCGTGGCAAAGACCCGAAGACTTCCCGTCTTCTGGTCCTTGTTCGGAAAGAGAGGACATGGCAAGTCGTACATACTGCAACGCCTTTACGAAGACGTCGCAGCATGGGCGGCAAAGAAAGGGGTATGCACTGGTCTCCTACCACGTCTCGTTGGATCTAGTAAGGCACAGGATAACTTCCTGCCTCCTATGTCTGACGAAATGTGGTACGAGATCAATGAGTACCTCCAGCACTGGGACGACCCCTGGGTCGGAGCAGTGAACAATCTCGTTAGCGAGGACCCTACCATCATGTCTTCTGCCTTCGAGAAATTTTTCATTCCTTCCCCTCACTTCGTTGTGACTACCTCCAATGTCACACTGCCTTTTAAGTTTCCGACAACATCCAAGAACTACATGAGACCTGAAGTCATGGACGCATGGTATTCCCGCCATCAGTTCATTGAAGTCGTTCACGAAGGATACGACAACGAAAAGTCTCGGTACGAACAAGATCGGACGCAGCCACCAAAGATGTACCGTTACACTGAGAATGGAAATTCTGTTTTCAAGAAGACGGAAGTTACGTACGAATGGCTGCTCGCGGAAACTATCAAGCAGTGGGAACGCAACGACCGAAACTTTGAGGCCGCCAAGGTCCGCCTTGACGCCCTCATCGCTTCACTCCCAAAACCTGACGCCAACCCTAAGCCCCAGACATTTGGAAATCCGGCAGTTCTTTCCGTATTCGGCCCTCCCGGAGAAGGCAAAACCTACCTCCTCAACACCGACATCCTGCCACGCCTGGAACTCACCCACAACGTCAAACGCTACGCCGAGGTGCCAGCGAAGCCGGATAAAGGCGCACGCGTCCACGTGTTCGATGATTGCATCGGTCCTAAGCGAGCCTGGTTGAAGTACAAAGACTTCTACGACCAGTGCACCGCTGAAGATGTGATCATAATCATCGACAATTGGATGCCTACGACCCGCACCCGACTTTCCTGGCCCGTTGGCTGGCCCGAGTTCTACGAAGACTGCTACTACGACCTTGCGTGGTGGAAGAAATTTCTCCACCGCACATCTGACATCAGCGACTTGCCTCACATCTCCATCGGCAGACGCATCGGGTTGTGCACTCCCCATTTATGGAGAGGACAACGTGTTACGCCTGCCGTTTCCCGCCTGCAGAGTCTGTACTTCGGTACCATCGGAGCCTATTCCTACAACGACTCGCTCCGTCAGGTCAAAGCCATCGATTGTTTTGTCGACCAATGGATCGACGACGTTCAAATGGCGCGCACAATTGAGCGTGTGCCATTTGACGCCGTCCCCGCACCAAAAGATGGATATGACCTGCAAGTCAAGCTTTCCAACATCAGCTTGGCTCTGCAAGCCTACGTTCACCCGACTGAGGACGAGTACGTTAGAGTCAATCTCAAAATGGCGAAAGCCTTTCCGGACTACACGTCCGTTTTTGTGATTGACCCTAATGTGCCCGATCGTGACAAAGCCGTTTACGACATCCTTTCCTCCGCTTACCGCCGACACGCCTTCAACGCGCACTTGCGCTACGACGACTTCGAGGTTCGGTTGGTTGATGGAAAGTACGCCTCAAACGTTTCTGCCACACAACACGCTCGGAGTGCCACTATTGACCAGGATCACGTCACCGTGGTCATTAATGGCACTTCGCGCAGACACACCTTTCTCAACATCGAAAGGCACGCAGTGGACGTCTCCGGCTATTCAGCTGAAGACCAGAGATGGCTTGCACAACAATTCGATGCCATCCGCGCTACGTACGCGTATCGCCAGCACATCTCAGAGCACAAATACACCGCTTACAAGGATATGCTGGAGGTACGCGTGGGCAGCGCTACTGCGTCCATGATCAACGCCGTCAAGTCGAATCCGAAACTTAGCATCCTTATCGGTGCCGTTTCGGTTGTCGCCACCGTCGCCATGGGTTACGCAATCTTTCGCAGAACCGATGACGACGATGACGACAAACCTGCCGCCAAAGACAAGCCCGTTCCTGAATCAGTCTCGGGCGGAAAGACGCAATTGAGTATCACCAAGACCCCAATTGCGCCTTCTCGTCCCATTCCTGAATCGGTCACGGGTGGGAAGGTCATGCTTCCCATCACGAAGACTCCAATTGCGGCTCAGCCTCACGCCGAGCCACAATCTCTGGTAGGGTTAGATCTCAGGGGAACTCTTCCGGCCGAAGTAGATGCGGTCAGAAAGAAAATCGAAAAAGCCTACGCGTTGGTTAGTACACCGCGTGGACAAAACTACGGTCTCATGATTGGCGGGAATCGCATTCTCACCGTCAGTCACTGCGTCGAAAAAGTCGGCGACTCGGCTCACATCATCGAGTCAGTTGACGGCAAGATGCAATGGTGGACCGCAATCTGCACTGCTCGAGATGGCGATAGAGATTTGGCAATCCTCACCGTTCGCGAGGCAACATGGCCGGTCCGTTCAGACCTGTCAAGTTACTTCCTGAAAGATGCGGACTTGATCAATCTCTTTGCCCTCCTTCAAGTCATGCCAGACGGTGTCGTCATCACATCTGACGCCACTTTCCACGACTACTTTCAGCTCGTTGATGGCCACAACCCAAGTTGGAACCCGACGCGCCGGATGATCATCGCGGATTATCTGCAGACTACGAGGATGTCTCAGAAGGGTGATTGCGGTACCGTCTACCTCACGCCTCGACCTCAAAATGGCAAACGACTCATTGCCGGCATTCACATCGCTGGCTACAATCATGACGTCCGCGGAATTGCGGCCGCCGTGACTCAAGAGGACCTTGCGGCCCTCACAACGGGAATTTCGGCTCAGACACACACTCGCACAATCGAAGACTGCTGTTTGGACAATCAACCCATCGCAGTCTCCGTCGGACCTAAGCAATTCGTCACCGAACGGCGAGTTGCAGACCACATTCTCTCGAAATCGGCTTACGGCATCAAAATCTTCCCTCAGAATGATCGGATCAAGGAGGTAGCGGAAGTTCCCGCCCTCTACTCGCCATCACACCGGCGGGGAGGACGCCTCGTGCGCACTCCCATGTCGAAGTTTTTGGAAGCGGACATCCCTAACATCAAGGTGCCCGCTCCTGTGAGCTTCAACGATCCCATCATTCTCAAGGAAAATCTTGAGAAACTGACTAAGGACATGTATGGACGACCGTCGATTGGATTGACCCAGTTGGCCAAGATCGCTGGGCCTTTGGGGCCCAACGCTCCTGATCACTACGAGATCTCCGACGAACTCATGGACGTCGTTGTCAGCATTATGATCGAGAAAATGTCCACTTGGGACGGAATCGATCGCTGGCAACCACTCACTCTCGAAGAGGCCCTCAATGGGCAACAGGACCCGTTTTTCAATGGGATCTTCGGGAGAATCAAACTCGACACCTCGCCTGGCTTTCCGTTCAAGCAGCTCTACAATGTCAACTCAAAAGGAGCAATGCTTGACGTGGCGGAGGACGGGTTCCGAACCATCAAGAACTCGCCTGCTGGAAGACATCTCAGCGCGCGAGTTTCGGCTCTCTGGACGGATGCAGTGGATGCCAATGTGATAGACTCCGACGACAATTTGCACGTCGTCGAAGCCCATCTCAAGGTTGAAACCATTCTGAAGGAGAAGGCTGAGCTCGGAAAGACTCGACTCTTCTACGTCGAGGCCGCGGATCACATCATCTTTCAACGCCGCGTCCTCGGGGGCTATCACGCTCTCACTGTCCATAACAGGTGGAACAAGCACTGCCACCACACGACAGGAATCAACCCCCACACGGAATTCCAGCACCTCTACCAACGCCTCAAGCGAAAGGGAAACAAGGGAGGAGAGTGGGATTACGAGAGATTCGACAAGCGCGCTCCTAAATGGGCCCAAGCCGTACTGGAAAGAGTGTTCACGCACTTCGCAATTCGCAACCAGTGGCATCAGGACCCGAAAATATGCGCCCGCATCGCTTCTCGCGTCATCCGCTCGCTCTTCCAGAAGTACTACCTCTTCGACGGAATGCTCTTCGAATCCAACTTT